TTAAGACCATTTACACCAGTTCTAGCAAATAGGAAGAAAGGTTTAGCCCAAGGATTAGCTTGGAATACAGAGTTTAATCCTCCAGCAAAGCCTTGTGGATTCAATTCTTCTGTTAGTGTAACTTCTTTTCTAGCCCATTTAACAGCATCATCAATGATATTACCATCTCCATCGAATATATCACGATAGAAATCTTCTTCATAGACTCTGACTAGTTCAGGAGTGATCTCAGAGTAAGCAGTTAATGCTCCTTTATTCTGAGCATCCATAGCTGATCTCATAGCTTTCTCTCTCATCTTAGCTCTACCTAAAATATAAGCAAAAGCTTCATCAGTAGCTGCCATAAGTTTAGTAGAGTATGATAAGAATTTATTATCATTCATAGATCTAGCCATGTTAGCCATGTTAAACCATGCTCTATCTCCATCTGTAGCTCCAGACTTAGGATTCTCAGCCCACTTTCTTAGTAGTTCCCAGTTTTCATCACTTCTAGTATATTCAGAGAATCTAGTTTTAACTGTAGCTATATCACCACTCCAATATGAATCTAATTTATTTCTAAATAATGTCCATGATTCAGGGATAGCTTGCATCATAGCATTGATTGAAGACATACCAGCTCTTAGTGTCTCAGCATCTCCACCAAAAGGATACCGCATTGCAGCTCCTAATGTCGTAGAAAGAGGTCTTAAGAAAGTTGCGGTACTTGTTCCCATAACAGCTCTTAAAGGGGTCTTAGGACCGCTTAGAATGCTATGTGTCATAACACCACCTAGTTCTCTTACGACAGCACCAGTCTGTTTCTTACCTTCGATCTCGCCTCCGATGATCATCTTCCTAGCCCAATTATCAAAGTCATCTACACTATTAACTGTTTTCATAGAAGAGAATGCTTCAAATAATGCATTAAGCATATTCTCATCAGGATCATCTTTAGCTATCTGTAAGATAGACATAATAGATTCCCTAGTATCAGCCATATCTTGACTTAAGTTTTCTTCTAAGAATTGTTTTTTCTTACCAGCACCTAGTTCTCTAAAGTTTTGTGATTTAACAATCCTTGCTTTCTTTACTTCAGTTAGTAGAGTTAACATAGTATCTACTATCTGATCAGCTGGACCATCTATATCACCTAAATCAGCAAAATCTGCTATCTCTCTACCAGCTATTCCAAGGTCTCTTAGTTGATGTAATAGTGAACCAGTTATTAAATCTGCTACTACTACATTCTTACTAGTTAGAGTCTTGATAGCATCATCTGTACCACCATCGAATACATCATATGATTCAAATAGTTCTTTTAAATACTCATCTGAATTCATATCAGCCGCATTTCTACCTTGAGTAATACGCTGATGTGCAGCTATAGAATCACCAAATACTTCTACTAATCTTTTTCTACTACCACCTACACTTTTAAGAACTGATTGATATCTTTCACTACTTAGTAATTTCTGTAATGTCTCATCAACTAGATCTTCACTGATATCAGCTTCTCTAGCTACACGTTCTCTCTGTACTGGTGTAGTAACTGAACCTGTTGAACCTTCCTGTGCTCCCCAATCTTCTCTGATTTTCTTTTGCTGTGACCATACAATAAATGGATCTTCTTCAGAAATGTGAGCAGCTTGAGATGGATCAGCTATAGGTTTATTCTTACTACCACGGAATCCAAATTCATTTTTTCTAACTTCTTGGATACCTTTTCTAAGTGTTTGTAAATCAACACTTTTTCTTCTTGCTTCTATCTGTGCTCTAACTGTTGCATTACCTTTACCTAGAGCCATTGCTACATTATCAAATACTATACCAATACCAATGCCTTCCGCGATGTTTTTTAACTTCATCATGATAGGGTGATCAGTTTCTCTAGTACTTAAAGGTGTATCTATAAAACCATATCGGTCTCTAAGCATACCTAATGCATTTTCTCCATCTGATTCTTTAGATACTAAATCAGATACAGCACCGACTCCAGCAGCTCTTACCCAACTATTAGCAAGCATACCTGTACCTGTTATACCTAGTCTAGCTACAGTTACTTTAGCAGCAGGTATAATAGCAGCAGCCAAAGTACCGAAATGAACGGTACCTCTTAGTAATTTACCCCACCATGTTTTAGTTACGATGGGGTTATTATGATCTACTAGAGGGTCCCATTCAGGTCTATAGTAGCCTTTCTCTTTTCTTTCTCTCTGTATCTCACCAGTTAGTGCGTCTACTGTACGTTCAGGGAATGTCATCATTGAAGATGCAGTATCCTGTACTCCACCAGTTACAACTGATTGAAGTTCTTTAGCGACAGCTTTCATACCCCATTTGTCAGCATTCCTTGGATCTGCTTGTTCACTTAGGGCTTGTGATTCTACCTGCTCGTCTTGTTTTTGGAACTCTTGCCGAGCTTCTTCTTGTTGTCTACTGTTATCTAGATAGTTTAGTTGGTCAGCTTGATATTGCTGCATCCCCTCATTATCTACTAAAGACTCGTCTATTGGCATTGTTTCATACGTTATATGTTTCTTCCACGTAAGCCGTAGCTACACCTGGAAGCATTGTATTGAGTCGCATATAGGGTGATTGTTCTCCGACTACTTGGGTGTGCTCTTCTTCTAATGATGGATCTATATTTACTTGAGATATCTCCCAACCTGCTGTTCGGTTATTACGTTCTGAGTTAGCTCTTAATATTTCAAGTAACTCTTCTTCAGTACGTGCTCCAGATAATTCAACTAATAATATTTTATCTTCTAAATCTAATACAGCTCTATTAGTTCTAGCAGGTGATGGTTTATTTAATAATAAATCTTGTTGTACTGGATCTAACTCACGCTCTGGGATAGGTTTAACTTCACTAGGTTTGATCGTACCAGTAGCTGCTAATCTAGCTTGCATTAACTCATAAGGTGTAAGGTTAATGAATGGGAAACTCCTATAGTATTCTGGAATATTCCCTCTACCAGTATTAACATATCTCAAAGCTGCTTTCAATTCAGCTTCTTCTCCAGGCCATAGGCTTTCACTATGGATAACAGAGTTATCTTTGATGATAGCATTTCTAGCAGAGTTAATATTATCAGCTCTATTTTCATTACGTGAGTATAGAGGTCTGACATCAAAAGAACCATCATTTATCTTAGCTTGTGTTTCTTGTTGAGCTAAACCTATAGCAGTTTCATGATCTTGACCTAGTGATCTTTCCTTTCTATATACACCAGTAAAGTAATCAGTAGACTGATCTATGATAGAACTATACATAGGATTAGATGTAGTCTTATCTGCATTCTCATCCCATAGTCTTTCAAGAGTTAAACCCTTAATAAATCTATCTCTTCTAGTTGTATCAGTCTGAGACATACCACCTGAATTAACTTTTGTCATCCAAGCAGATTTAGTAGTCGCATCTGATATACCATCTAGATCTTCTAATCTAATTTCTTCACCATTAACCCATCTTCTTTCTAGATCAAATACAAGATCAGCATCATCTATATCTTGTTGACTCCAGAAGTTCTTTAGATTATCTGGAACTTCTCCGAATTCCTGAGCAATCTCTAGACTAAATTCTTGTACCTCTTCTTCAGTAGGAGGTTGATCTCTCTTTCTCCATTCATCTAGTACTGGATTAACTTTGTTTTTAATAGCTAATTTATGTGATTCTTCAGCTTCTTTAGCTTTATCATTTCTAGCTTGTGTAATAGCTTTTTTAATAGGTCTAGCAAATTGAGGTAAATACTCTTCAATTGATCTAGGTTTACCACCGTCATTAGGTGTTAATAAGAACCCTAAAGCTCCTTCAGCTTGATCTGGATCTATTTCACCATTCTGTAATCCAGACAATATAAATTCTTGTAATTCTTGTTTAGCTAGAAAGAATCCTTTATCTTTCATACCAGATGAAGCAGCATGATAGCCAGCAAAATCTTTTAAATAATCTTCTATAACAGCACCTGCTGATGCAGGATCGTCAGAAGAATCAGCTGCAGCTCTAAACTTAGTAGCGAATTCTGTATTACGGAATTGTACTTTTTGTTCCTTATCAGCTTTAATAGATTCAGCATTTGCTGTAAGTAAACGTGCTTCATGCTGTTTAAGCATTGGTTTAAGTAAGTACTTATCTATTAAGCGTCTACTTATACCTGAGTTTACTAATTGAGTTATAAAAACTTCATCTATTTCTTTTGATACAATAGATCTCTCTATAGCTGTAAGACCACCTTTTTCATTCCAAGTTTTATATACTCCTGGTGCTACTTCAGCTTGTACTAGATCTTGAGCTTTCTCAAAGAAACTACCTGATTGCCCAAAAGCTATACCAAGTAGTTCTAATTTCTGTGCTCTATTAATACCAGTTTCTTTTAGAGCATTAGACAATGAAGGATCTAATGCTTCTATTTCACCAGCAGCTGTATAGTTAATTCTTTTCTGCTCTTCTAGTTCAGCTTCATCAACATCTAATCCAGCTTCGTTTAAGATTCTACTCTTAACTTTATCTGGGTTATAGTAGTTATCTAAGGCAGCTTTAGCATCAGCTTTATCTCTAGCCCACTTAGCAAACTTTACACCTTGTACTGTGAACTGTGCTAGTTCTTTCCATCCTTTCTGATTAGCTTTGATGGAATCATTATGCATCTTGATAAGACTATCAAAATGCTTATCTACTAACTTTACGTTTTCATCTATCTGCTTATTAGTAGCTTCAGTCATATCGACTTCAGTTTGCAGATAGTTTGTTTTGCTAGTGTCTACACCTAGCGAGGGGTTAAATGAATTAGTCATAGTTTAACCTCCTGTCCAAAACTCTGGTCCACCGAAACTAGTACCAAGACTAGCTACAGTACTTACAGCACTAACTACAGGTGCTATTCTTTCCCACGGACTCTGTTGTTTTTCAAACACAGCTGGTCCATACTGACCTGGTAATCCTAGCTTTTGTCTATTCTTTGCTACTTGATTCAGATACTTTCTATCTACACCTTGCATAGCACTTGCACTTTGTCTACCTAATACATTATCTATTTTATTTTCAATCTGTGAAGTCTTAGCTAATAATTTTAAGTAATCATTTCTACCAGCAGTTGTAGATGTACCACCTTCAGCTGATCTAACAGTGGATTCTGAGACATAATAATCCTTCTGTGCCTCTAGATCAATTTGTCTACCCTTACCAACAATATCTAATTTTTTAGTATAGATATCTGATCTATCTCTAGATAAGCCAATAACATTTCTGTTTTGACCCATCTTCCAACTAGCTTCCTTACCCCGAAACTTATTTTGTTCAGCTCGGAAGCGGTAATCTCTTTTATGTTTTTCTAATGCAGCTGTATGCTTATGAGGATTTGTACACACGACAGAACTCTATAAAGGACAAGTTGTTAGGTCCATACTTAATTTCTCTTAAGAATTTAAAACCTAAAAATTTGAGTAGTTTTAGATGGACAGTGTTTCGTTTATCAACAATGTTCCATAACAGCGGTTCGGTTCTACTCTCAACGAAACGCTTTGCTTCTCTTGCGAAGGTGACAGGATACTCATGGATGGCAGGTGTACATAACATCCATATAGCTCCATCAGGTCCGACTCCAGCCATACCAGCAGTCTTGCCGTTAGGCACCTCGAACCACACTCCTAAGCCTTCGTGTACGCACAAAGTTAGGTGTTCGATAGGATCTAGCCCGTGACCTTCTTCGATCTCTCTACGGTCTTCTGGACGTAAATTAAAGGCCACCTTCAAGGCAGCCTCTATTGTTAGGGGGTGAATGTATTCAGACACGTCTATAGTTTCTAGGTGAATAATCTCCTTCCCACGACATAGCATGTAGTGTAGCAGGAGCTGGGTGTGAAGATTTCAGTAGTATATTTACATTTTTATTTGATTCATATACTGGTACTGTTTGGATATGTTCTGGTAAATATGGTGCATCTGATACTAGATATTCATCTAAGGCAGCAGATTCATATACTTCAGTGTAATCAGTTTTACCTGTTCTCTGTAAAGTAGTCTCATATAAACCTGACTTACCAAAGTTTAATTTAATTCTATGTATAACAAGAGATGAATTTACATCAGATTTAGATTGTTGACCTTGAGTTTTAGTCATGTATAATGTAGGAAATGC